ACTTCGAAATGCTTTTGCACTAACTCTTCATCCAGTAATATTAAACTCCAAACTAAACTCATTACTCTATCATCATGGTAACCAGCCCCTTTTTTAGCAGCCCATACACTATTAGCATGTCTTACAAAATGTTTAAACTCTTTTAACAAATTAATATCTCTAATTTGAATAACCTCTAGCTGATTAACCCAATATCTCATATTCATAACCCCGATAAACTTTGTATTTGTATGAACAACTATCCCTAACTGATCTCTTTGTCTACCCACTTTTGCAGCCCCCCAAGAGACTATATTTTCATAATCGTAATTGGCTCTTAAACCGTCCACAACCTGAGCACCGCAATTATTACGTTCTATACACACTAAAGGTTTCCCCCACTGTAATAAAATTTCATGCAACTTAGGTAAAAAATTTATTGGTGATATACCGTTATTATGGTAACATGCTACTTGTTTGATACAAGTAAGATCAGTTATGTCCATAATTTGAATTACCGATGCATCTTTGTCCACACCTTCACTAACGTCTACCCCTACCGTGTAAATTCTATCATCTTTTGGTTCTTCCCAAATTTGATAACATCCATCTTCCATGCTAAACATTGGTTGTTTAATATACATCGATAATCTGTCATACAATTTATCGTCAATGGAACTTTCACCTGAATCGAGGAACTCACAATTAAATTCTTGATTAAATGCATCCAAACTTCCTATCGTTGCAATAGTTTCATTTTTCCACTTTTCATCTCTACCAGGAATTTCATGCCATAAAATTTTATCACACGCCCAACCATTTCTAGCTTGTTCAGCTCCAGTGAAAAGTGAGTGAAAAAGATTTCCTGTTCCATTAGCAGTTGATGCTATAAAAATTTTAGACTTCTTAGAAGACGAAACAATTGGATATACCGATTTCCAAAATTCTTCAACTAAATGCGGTTCAATAAATGCCAACTCATCTAAAATTAAGCAATTAATAGATAAACCTCTCGCAGCAGTTCCTGTCGTGGTTGAAATACCTATTCTACAACCATTTGCCAAACTCATTGAAGTTTTACCGTATTCTTTTACGCCGGGTTTAAGCCAATTTGGTAGTTCTTCATATGCAAGTCTAATTCTTCTGAAGATTTCTATAGCAGTACCTTCTTTATTAGCTACAATTAATATAGATTGGTCTTGTTGAAAGCATGCAATCCATAAAGCATATATTGTCATTAGTGTAGTTTTACCAATCTGTCTACTTGCTAACAATATAAAGAACCTATTATCACGCATCTTTCTTAGTACGCGTTTTTGACATGCATGTAATTCAATTGTCTGTTTACCTTCATCTAATGAAACGATGTGAAAATGATTTTCCGCAAAATGCAATATGTTTTGGGAACACTTTTTAATATCCTTTACCATCTCCGGTGTATACTCAAATTGAGCATCAACGGTTGGTAGGTTCGGGTTATTTAAATAGTTTTGTTTGTTTTTAAGCATTGGCGATATAAATATTTACATGTCACGAGCAAGCAATCTATTAGATATATGGGATTTATATTCAACCAAGGTTATCACAGAAAAGACAAATGGTAACCCTCCAAAGAGATCTCAGAAGTTTAGTACTAAACCAGGACCTGGTCCTAAATTAATGAACGATAAGGATGCTTATGCAGTAGCTCAACACGGTCAAACAGGCCCGGACGGTGTTAATAATTTTGATGGGCCAGCATTCAATAGAAAAATATCTGATCTTAAGACAATGTCAGATAAAGAAAAGGCAGAGAAGCCATACGTTGCTAATTTAAACGTGTCGGTAGAAAAATTTGATAAGGAAATTGAAAAAACAACAAAATCAGCAATAAATAATAATATGAAATCTACTTTCGATAAACTTTTTGAAGAAGTCATGAATAGTGAAGACGAACAAGACTTGGCTGCTCTTGGCGTTGACACCGAAACCGGTGATATGGGGGGCGACATGGAAGATATGGGTGGTGAAGAAGTAACAATTACCTTAAAGCCTGAGCACGTTCAATTATTGAAGGACATTATTGCTCAAGTTGAAGGTGGAGCAGAAGATATGGAGGCCGATGTTGAATTAGGCGACGAAACAACTCCAGATGATAATTTAGGTACAGAAGAAGATGCAGAAGAAACAGAGCATGAAGAAGATGCAGAAGAGGACACAGATGAAGTTGCAGCAGAATCAACTCATATGGAAGAAGTTCCTGATTCAAAGGGTCTTCATTTAACAAAGACTGGTAATAATAAGGTTGGCGATGTAACAGCGAAGAATGACGTAGGTGCAGGAAATGCAGGTACAAAGGCAATCAAGGATGGTGTAGATGGTAAAGGTAAAGATGTACCATCATCTGCTGGTATGGCAATGACAAAGATTAGCAATAACAAGCCACACAGCAAGATTAAGGGTAACAATCAGTTAGCATTCGGTATCAAGTAAAAAGTTTGAAAGGGATTCTAAAAAGAAGGCCTGCAGCAATGCAGGTCTTTTTTTTGCTTAAATAATTACGATGAGAAGAGATGGTTTAATATTTGAACGATATAAGCAGATTGTTAAAGAAGGTCGTAAAGCGGCTATGCTTAATGGATGGAAGTTAAAACGAGGCCCTTTAACCTTTACTGGTAATGTATCTTCAGATGGGCAATCCGGAGAATACATGCAACCAATGCAAAAGTATGTCAAGTGGTTTACTAAAGATGGTGTTCAACACCGTACTGATGGACCTGCTTATTTGTCTAAAACCGGTAATTATGTATGGTATTTAAACGGTAAAATACATCGAGATGGAGACGAACCTGCAGCTTCTAGTGATAGAGGTAATTACTTATCATGGTATAAACATGGAAAGCCCCATCGGGAGGATAATAAACCGGCAGTGGTATATAAAAAAAGAAATTTAAAAGCCTGGTATTTAAACGGTTTACATCACCGTTTAAATGGCCCTGCTGTTGAATGGCCTGATGGAAGCAAACTATGGTATATTGACGGTATTAAATATTCGGAAAAAGATTTTAATGGGTATGTTAGTATGTTAAATCTCATAGATAAAGAGCTAAATAAATAATATTGTGGAAAAATTTAAGAGTTTCTTTAATTTAGGAGTTGCAAAAAGACACCGTAAACCTATAATAGGCGGTACAGACTTTGCAAAAAAACATTTAAATGTAGTACCAGCTAAATATAAAACTCCATTAGATTCAAATCATAAAATTGAAACATTAAAGAAACGACCTGGTAGATTTCACTGTGATCACAAAGATATTGAATTTATTAAACGTAAATTTTTAAAAGGTTTAATGCCTAAGATAGATCAATTAAAAGTTCTAGGTGGTAAAATGAATATAAAGTTTTACTTTGATAGAAATGACGGTAAATGGGTAATAGAAAAACAATAACATGGCCGATAATTGCACACCAGTTCCGCAAATTGATACAGGTTACCCCGGTATTGTAGATTCTGATCAAACATGTTTTAGATATGTAGATAAAGAAGTTATCTTCAATGAAGAATACCTTTATAGCAATTATTTTAGAGAACAGATAAATCAGTATGGTACGAGAATTACCTATTATGTAAATGCATATAATGTATTAAGTGCTGATAACTTTTACGGTGAAGATCCAACAAGAAGATTTGCTCCAGGACGTGAGCTAAATGTATTTGTTGAATTATCTGAAAATGCTAATGCATTAACTAAATTTGGTTTACAAGCTGATGATGAAATTACAATTTTTATCCATATATCAGCATTTTATAGTGTGTTCTGGGATGTTGGTACGCAATTTATAGGAGCAACTCAAGGTACTGATAGTAACCTGTTAACAGAGCAACAAGTTGACTGCGATAATGAAAGAATGAGAACAGAAACTCCTAACGTTTTTGAAAGTCATTATAATCAAGTTCAACCAAAAGCTGGCGATGTATTTACTTTAACTGAATACGGTAAAGGTAGACCGGGTAATAGAACGGGTAAGAACTTTGAAGTAACTGAAATTTTAGATGAAGATATTTCTAGAGTTAACCCATTAGGAGGTCATTACGTGTGGACTATAAAAGGTAAGAGATTTGAATTTAGCTTTGAACCAGGTCTTGTCGATGAAGGTGGTGATGATCAGGTATATGATAATGCTTCTAACGGTATATTATCTGGCGGTTCACAACCTGCATCGCCTAAGAAGAAGTACGCAGAACAAAATAACGAAAATAATACATTACTTTCTATCAACGACGTAAGTCGTGAACAAGTATTTGATATGCCTAAGAACGATAATACAGACGTTTACGGGGGATATTAAATAATGTATGTTATTTTTAGCTGTAATTATATTATTAACCTCTTTAGCAATAGCAGGGGTTGCTGCTTATTTTAGCGTTATCGGATTATCTTTATTATTCGTAGGTTCAGGGGTGTCTATTATAATAATGGGTAGTATCTTAGAGGTAGGTAAGCTTATTACCGTTTCTGTCTTACATCAATTATGGGACAAGCTTGGTAAACTATTAAAAATGTATTTACTATTAGCTTCTTTTGTGTTAATGCTTATAACATCAATAGGTATATATGGTTACCTTAGTAATGGCTATAATGCTACTAATGTTAAAGTTAAAAGTTATGAAAATCAAAAGAACTTACTAATAGAAAAAAGCAATAAATTGAAACTAGATAATACTTCATTATCTACTATAGTAAACAAAGAAGTTACCGCTAAGCCTGACAATATAAATGAATTTACACAACAACAATCACAGCTTATACTATCTAAACAAGTTAGCATAAAGGAAATTAGAGATGGTATATTATCTTTTAAACAAAAAGCATCTGATGATATAAATGCAGCTAAAAATTTACTTGAAAGTGAGGTTAATAAGGAACTTTCACAGATATCTCTCATTAATAATAGACTTCAAATACTTGACAGAGAGGTAGATACATGGTTAAATCAAGGAACAGGTGGGTTGTTTAAGCAAAACGGTTTAGACAAAGCTCGTATAGTAAAAGACCAACAAAAACCTGAACGTGATTCAATTGATCAACAAATAAAAGCTTTAAACACAAATATAGAGCGTTTAAGACTAGAGTATAAAGCTTTTGTTGAATCTACAAACGTTACTTTAGATGAGAGAATTAAAACTTCTGAAGCTAATATCCAGAAACTTGAACAAGAAATTGTGTTTGATAAACAATTAATTGTAGATGCTCAAAATAAACAAAAACAAGCTAATGATTTAGCATTGGTGAATGAAGAGCAAGACAAAAAACGTAAATTAGAAAATATTCAAAGTAATGAACAAGAAATTGCTAGTATAGAAAAACAAATAGCAGTTATTGAAACTAACATTATTAATACTGATGTTGGTACTTTTAAGTTTGTAGCAAAAAGTCTTAATTTAGACTTAGATAAAACAGTTAATATTTTTATCCTATTAATTATATTTGCTTTTGACCCGTTAGCGGTAGCTTTACTGCTATGTTTTAATTATTTGGTTAAACAAACTCCTAAAAAAGAGATTGTAAAAAAAGAACCCATTCAATCTTATATACCACCAGTCCCAGAGCCAACCAACCAAGAAACCGACACCAGTAAATCAAAAAAGGAATTTCCGTATACGGAAATTGAAAATAATAAGATAGCATATAGAGCTTACCCTGTTAACCAGTGATTTGCTTATTCTTAAAATAAGCTTCAACCTGATACTTCATATCTCTTTCTCTTGCTTTGATATATTTTTGAAATGCTAATGGTTTAATCCAAGCTGTACTCTTATTAGGGTCAATTCCAAGCTGTTCAGCTTTGTCACAAGCAATGTTTACCCCTTCATACAAGCAAGCAAATCTTGCCAAAAAATTGATATTATTGTAATAATCTTCTTTATTATCTTCCATGCAATGATTGTATAAGCTTTCCTAATAAGAAGATCTTAACTTCTCTATCGTTAACATTATATGAGTTAAGAACAGAAAATAAACTGAAAGCTAAATCCTTTACAATTTTTTTATTTAAATTAAACAATACTTCATCTTGCTTTAATTCAAGACCTGTAGCTGGTGGTCTTGATTTGTCTAACATATCAATAATCATATCAAGTAAAAGCTTATTAATGTTTTTATCGTGACTTGTTAAACAGCCTTCTTTAAATCTTCTAAGTTCTTCATCATTAAAACTGAAGAAGTTTTCAATACCTTGCTTAAAATTATCTAAATTTTTTGCTGGAGGAGGTATTACCTGTTGTAATGAACTTGGTGGTACAAAAGTTGTAATTTTATCTAGCTCGGTCATTGAAATAAATTGGGTCAGTTTGTAGAACAGTTTTAATATCTGGTAAAGCTCTTATATTTTTATCACACTTATTACATTTGTAAATTAGTTCTTTGTCGAAACGTACTTCAACGTCTTGTTTAGCTTTATCTGCACAAGGACATTCTATTAAAATAATATGTTTGGTTAGTTCTTTATATTCTTCAAGTTTTAATTTTTGTGCTTTTTCAATAAGTTTGTTTTCGTATATTGAATTTAAAAAATAAAAGAACAAAACTTGTAGTATAAACGCTAAGCCGAATATAATCCAAAATTGTGATACGTAAATAAGCCCGGCTAAAGTGCTTACTAAACTAGTTATAACTAGTGAGAATAAAATTTTACTAACCATTATTAATTTTATCTAATTCAATGCTAATATCAACTATTGCTCTGTTTATAAGTTCAATTCTATCATTAGCATACTTGAGATGTTGTTTATATTTTTGTTTTAGTGCAGGGTTTGCATCAGCATTCATAATGATTTTTCGTAAATTAACTGAATTAAGATATAAGTCAGATAAAATTTCATCTATAAAGTTTAATGGATATGGCTTTAAATGAGGTGCTAGGGTATTGTCATCTCTTCTATTTGCATCTATAAATGCACTTACTTTATTAGCTTGTGGAGCTGTTTCACCTTTACTATCTTGTCTAGCAGTTAACCCGGACTGCTGTCTATTTACGTTATAATTCTTTTCATCTTCTGAAATCAGCTTTTTCATGTTAAATATTTAAGTAAAACCAATAAATAATACATATGAGCAATTACGGTAACAGATTTAAACGTGTACTTATCGAGCAAGATGAAACTGAACTTTCTGATCAAGATGCAATGATGCAGACATTAGATAAGGGTACCTCTCCAGAAGATTTTGATGTTGATGCCCCTCCTGCAGGTGCTGAAGCTGTTCCGACTATGAGTGCTGTTCAAAAGAAAATGTATGAACAATTAAAAGGTTGGATTGATAGAATTGATGAATTTTCAACATATCTTAACGGTACTGGTCCAGATAGTATTCAAAGTAAATTGAACAGTGCAGAACCTGATACATTGTTTGATAAGATAAGTACAGCAGAAACCAAAAAAATTGCTCGTGTAGCTGTTGAACTTACCTCATTAAATGAAATGCTTAAGGGTTATTTAGCTACAGCTAACGATCCAAAGTACCGTTATAATTGATTTCTTATCTTAGTTAAGATAATTTTAGCTTTTAACCCTGAGTGTGTATTTTTTATAATCAACTCAGGGTTTATACTGTCTCTACCAAACTTAATACAAATTTCATTTATATCTTTATAACCTTTAAATTGTTCAGGCCAAATAAAGATACTTTCGCCGGCATCTACTAATACAGAGCTCTTTTTAAGAGACGCAGCATCATTCCATTGATTATCCAAACACCAAATTTTACGATGACTAGTTAGATTTGCTAATTGGCTTGTTTGTAAATCGTTAAAAGATCTCAAACTATCTTCTTGAATACCGCAAATAGCTAACCCGTTCAATATAAAATATGAATCGATAGGGCCTTCAAAGATGTATACGTTATCGTGAAAAATATCTATATTATGTATACCGTATAGACTTTTTTCAGCACCTACTTTACTTAGATATTTTGGCTTCTTATAAGAATCACTCTGTAAGATTGTTCTAGTTTGATAAAAGATAATATCCCCGTCTGTATCATAAAAAGGTAACACAAGTCTATTCTTATGTACCTTATCTTTCAAAGAAATGTAAAGATTTTTTGGTCTATTTACTGCTGTATCAAGACGTCTTTGTGTAATAAAGTCTAAACAATTTTTAACTACAACGTTGTCTTTATAAAAGTCAATTTGATTCTTATCGTTTAGATTGATACAATCGTCAGGTAATGACTTCGTTACAATTTTTACCTCAACTTCTTTAACAGTTGTCGGAATATCAGGTTGTTCAAAGTTTTTTACCTCATTAATAATTTCATTAAACGGTTTACCAGTAACATCTAAGATAAAATTGAAAGGTTTTTTGCTATATCCACAATTATGGCAGTAGCAAATCTCTTTTTTAGGTATGAAAAAGAATCTAGTCTTTTTACCGTAACTCTTACCTTCTTTACAAAATGGACAACTACCGTTGTAAACGTGTGTATACTTGTTAAATGAAGGAAAACTGACGTGTCTATAAAACGTCTGAATTATATACTGCTCTGGTATCGGTACCACAACAGTATTATGATTAATTTCCAAAATAAATCAACAAATATTATCTGTATCCAATATTTCTTGTTGATGAATTAACTTGCGTTCTGTAATCTTGAAGAACTTCACCAGTCTTTGCATCTCTAATACTTACCATACCTTTTTTAATGAGATTTCCCGTGACAGGGTCATTGTAACTTACTTGTTCAAACGTTTTACCATCCGTAGTATGTGTGGTAATTTTTGGAAGAACTGTTTCACCGGTAAAAGGTGATCTAATATTGATTGGTTCTAGGAACATATGTATTATTTAAGCTGGTTATTCTGAGAAATGCCGTTTTTTTCGTTATGCTCATGTTGTTTATAACAAATCTTATAAACGCTATTAGGTAACTCTTTAACGAATTCAATAATTTTATTCTCAATACCTAAGTCAAACTTATCCTTTGGTATAACTCTATTGATATTCTTAGGTATTGAAAGGAAATAATAGTTTTCACCATCTTGCTTACAGTAGATTAACATTTCACCAACAAACGTACCGGTACCTACAGCATATATTTGCTTTGCTTTAGGTTTTACCTTAGTTTTATTTTTAAGTAACTTATTAATATAATCAAATTTACCTAATGAACTCATAAAGTCTCTATATTAATCCTTTGATTCTAATGCTTCAAACGTATGTGGAAAGAGAATACTAAGTTGGTCTTTAATAGATAGTGCTATATCTCTATGTTCTTTCTGAGTATCTTGCTTACCACGTAGTTCAACATAATGTATCCAGCTTCTTAATGTACCAGACATATAAATTGTTGTGGAGGTATTGAGTGGTAGCACCATTCTTGCACATTCTTTAGCTACCCCCTTTTCAATAAGTTTTTCGTAAATGTCAATGGCTCTGTCTTGTAAAGAATCAATCTCTCCAAGCAATTCACTATCTAAGTTTACAGGGTCACTACCAACCTGTCTATTGGTTTTACCTTGTAGGCGGAATTCTAAGGGTTCAGTTTTAGTTATTTGTGCATATCTTTGACTAAACTCCTGGAAAGTAAAAGATCTATGACGTAAAATTTGAGCTGCAATTGCTCTAGACGTTTCAATTTCAAAAGTAGCCGAAACATGCTCAAAAGGACTCCAATGACTATGCTTTATTAGATAGCGAATCAACTTACTACCAGTTTCTGTATTGAGTTGATTGCTTGGATTGCTAACTCTAGCGATATAAACTATGAAATCCTCAGGAGAAAGATGCACTCCTTGCAAACTATCTGGGTTTTTATAAACTAATGGCTGTGTAAGTGCAATTAAATTTGTCTTCATTATGTATACACATAATATAACAAACTATCCTTCGTTATCAACATCTTTTTGAGATATATCTCTTATAGTAGTGTTGATAAATTTACTCAAATACAATCCTAAAGCATCTGCTTCTTGTTGATTATTAGCATGAATTAACGGTGGTATAGGATTGCCTTGAAAATCATACCCTATAATAACAAAACTTTGCAAAAACTCTTGACAGGTAGATATCATTGCTTCTAATTCTTCTACCTCCCTCTTTTTTGACTTGGACTTAAGGTTGTTAATGAGTTGTATCATTAATGCGTCCTTAATAACTCCTGCTACAGCTTGTGGAATTTCTTCCCCTTCTTTCTTCGCTGGCTTAATGTCTTTCTTTTTTTTGGAAAGATCATTTTTTTGTTCTTCGTCCATGTACTTATTTAAGTGAACTGAATGGATTTTTCTTGGCATCGTTGTTTACTCCTTTTTGAATTAGTAGACTAATTAAAGGCTCCAAACTATCCGTCTTAAGAAAAAAACCTCTATTGAAATTCACTCCACCGTCATCAAATTCAAAAAGAGTTTCATTAATTTCGTTCTTGTTAGAATAACAAGTAATGTATACAGATGAAAGACCTGGATCAACTAATACCGTCCAACGTCTAGGATCAGATGCACTATATGCATTGAACATTTTAAATACGACAAAACCACTATCCTTCAATCGTTTAATGAAATAACCAGCGGTTTTTATCTTATTCGAAACTCTTTTTTCTTTTAATCTGATTGTGTCAGTCGACATATAAAGTATATAAGAATATGGTCGAATAAATCAATTAATTAAAGCAGAGATGATGTATGTTAGCTTTGTTTTATCTTTCGATAATGTAGTCTTAATTACACCGAATGCTGTATTAATAGCAAACTCTATATTTTCACACTTATTAAAATTAATTAATCTAAATGTATCGAAGTTGATAGGTATAACTTTAGATAATGCAATACCTTCATAGCTATCAGCTATAACACATTGAAAGTTATCAGAGTTATGTCTATTTTTATCTCCTAACTCCCCGTAAATTTTATTATTCTCTGTATAGATATAAAGCTTATTTGTTTCTGTAGTAAAAGATGATCCTTTAAACAGTGAACTGAGCCTGTTTTCTGAAACTTTAAATATGGTATCAAACTTCAATGCATTAATCTTATTGACATTAATAGTCGGTGCTTTAATAATACCATCTTCCAGTAAATGAAATGTAAATTTAAAATTGTCACTGTTATATTTTATACTATTATTAGTGATATCTAAACTGATAGTATCTGTATCAACAGTTTCTAATACTCTAGTAAACTTCTTGATATCAGGTATATTTACATTCTTATCGAAGTCACAATCTGCTTGAGTTTCTGAATATAAAATGAGAGTAGCATCGTTAGCCGCAGTAATACTACTAATTTTATTCTTTTCAATCTTGAGAATGGTTTTATCATTTAAATACGAAATTGGATTGAGTACATTTGAGATAAAATCTTTCTTACTATCGATTTTTAATTTCATCACTAATTATAATTTCAAGATTCTACTAAACCAGTTGCTTTTTTTTTGGGTGACTGTGAATTTTTTATAATTGTATCTAATTTATCTTCCAGCCTATTCATTTTTTCATGCAATCTATCGATTGCATTAATAATGTCTTCATACTTTGTAACCTTATTAAGATCAAACTCTAATTGATTAGGATCAACAGGAGGTAAAGTTTGTACTACTTGCTGCGGAGCTATTGCTTGAGGAGGAGGATTAAATACAGGAGGTGGTGGAAAAACAGGTTGTGGTGGAGGTTGTATTGCTTGCAAAATAGGTACATCCCCTTTAGGTGCAAGAGCTCCCTTGACTACGTTTTCCAATTCGTGCTTAATTTCGTTTCTTCTTGTGGTAAGAAAGTTGGACGACCCAACGATAGAGTCGTCCAACCTTTTCAATTCCCCGTACGTGGAACCTAACAAGCCGATTAATAGTTCTTTATGATCAGGTTCCATTTTTTAGGAAATATCTAAGCTATCTAAGATATCCTTAATCTCATCGTCTGCTGACTTATTCGATACTGGCTTTGCTGTTGTAGTAGCTTTAGCTTTTGCTACTGGCTTTACTTCTTCTTCGTCTGGCTCAACGGCTGGCTCTGCCTCATCCTTAACAACATTGCAATAATAATGCTCATTGAGCATTATACGAAGTTCATCGTAACTCTTCAAGGTAAATACCCTAGTAAGATCATGAACTGAATCGTAAACCTTTTTTGCCTTAGCATCATCTAGGTCTGCAATTGCAACTGGCATACTAAACTTAGATGAGACGTAACTTGGATAATCACCTTGCTTTTCTACCTTAACACGAAGATTTACTCCATTGGGACTGAGATCAAAGATACGTGGACCGAAATCCTCTGCTTCTTCACCATCAATTGCATCCTTGATAATTTTCTGAAGCTGCTTTCCATAACGCAAGATCTTAACCTTACCATTGTTATCCGGATTAACTGGATCGTTTACTACATAAACGTTAACCAACCACTTTTCACTACGACCAATTGCTTTGATCTTCTCTTTTTCACTTTCCGTGCCAGTACGTAGCACGCGGTAACGTTCTTCAGCGATCGGATCACGCTCACCAAACGTCTGTGGGCTCAATGCTGCTACGTACTGACCGGTTGAGAAACTTGTCCAACCATGAGTAAAGAAATGAAAGAATGTATTCTTAGGGTTCTTAGTATCAGGTAAAAGACGAACAACGTACGTATTACCAGGTTCAGTCTTTAAAATTTCTGTAACCGTAGAGTTATTCTTATCTTGAGCACTC